CCAGAAACTAATAGTTCCCTGAGCTTTCAAGTTACCATAAAGCATCTCAAAGTCTGCTTCAGTAGGCATCTCAAACATGTACTTCACCATATTCTTATATGGTATCTGATAAATGTCAGACTTATCCTCATGATCGCCTGGTAAGAATCCAATCTCCCTTGTAGACACAAGTGACCTTACAATATAGATTTTATCATATGGGGTACTAGGATCTAATACATCTCTCAATGCATTGAATAGAGTGATAAAAGTTTTACCAGTACCAGCACAACCATATGCAACTAAATGTTTCTCATTTTTAAATGATTCAAATAGTCTTACCTGATTATCAGTAAGAGGTTCTATATCTCTAAGGAAATCAGTATTAATTGGTTTTTTTCTTTTCATCTGCTTAGTAGTTTTACCTACACCGATAGGAGAATCATTCCTCTTTTTACGTGTCATAAGTCCTCAGTTATAGCAGATTGTGTTGAAGATTCATAAGAACCTTTACTGGCTAACCGTCCAGAGATACCACCTGCTTTTTCAGATTTCTTCAGAACTTCACCCCAACCAGGATTTTTATTAACTAACTTATCTCTCCACTCACCAACTTCAATTCCTAAACTAGGAGAATTTTCAGGAGTAAAGTATCGTTGCCAATCGGGATTGTCTTCTTTCCATTGATCCCAATCATGAACACTCATCACGACCTCCTTTTGCTCACCAGTTTGTTGATTAACGACAGGGTATGTTGCCATATGAATATAATAGTGGATAGTTATTTAGACCATTCAAGAGCTTCTGCAACAGTAGGGAATTGTTCGGTAAAAACCTTACGAACTCCTTCTGCTACATCCATATGCTCTTTCTGTGTTCCATGTGCAGAACGTAGATCAATGTAATGCACCCATGATCTGACAGAACCAGTCATGTAGATTCTTGTGGGGGTTGCTAATGGTAGTACAAATCTTGCACACTCTTTAGCAATTCCATTTGCAAGTAATTCATTATAAAGATCCATTGAATCAACAAAGTGTTGTGCAATCTTTTCTTGTAGATCTTTCTTCTTATTCTCTGGCACATCATCATTACTATTCTGACGATTCTTTAGATCTTGACTGCGAAGATCAAACATAGGAATCTCATCTGCTAACAAATTAGTGTCAGCATATCTTTGTGAGAACTCTTGAAATGTGAAACTTCTATGTCTTAATATCTGTGCAGCAAGTCCTCTGGTAGTATTGATCTCAACCGTCATGTATGCCTGTTCAAAGACACTCCAATGCCCATGTTTGATACAATACCTAAGAAGACCAGCAAACTTATCATTGCCTTGATTGTTAGGGTTACTGACACGAGCAACATATGCCATAAGCTTTTCAGCATCTGGTGTTGCACTCACTAATTTAACACTCATTAAAAATGATCCTCCAGTCCTTTTTGTAGTACAGGTTTCCAGTCTTTACCATAGTATTTCTCTAGTATATTATGGTGTGGTGCTTCCTTCTTTATCTCAATCTTCTTGGGTGATGGAGGTGGAAACATCTCCAGTTGTATCTCAGGTATAGAAAATGTGTCACCACTCTTTCTGTGATGACACCAATAGAATGTACCGTCTTCTTTCTTGTATAGATGGTCTGCCTCATGTGGACTCAACAGAACCATTTGAACTATCTTATCACCCATCATCATCTTCAAAGACTTCATCATAGTCATTAACATCAGGTGTTACATCCTTATAGTTTTCATACTTATATGCATCAACATCTGAATAGATTTCAGACTCTAACTCTTCTACGATTTCTCTAAGAGCTCTTATTAAGACTTTAAGTTTTCCTTTATTCACTAGACCTCCTATCAACATCAGACAGAGTTTGACCAGACATAAAGTACTTCTTAATTACATCTATTTGATCCTGATATTTTGCAATAATATCTATTTCCTTTTCTATAGATTCTAAGATATCAGAATGCTCACCAATACCTGCAGGATGTTCTAGGTAAATTTCAATGTTTGCTTTGTGTTTGGCAATGTCACCTTGAGCATGTGCTATCAATGCTCTTAGGATTTGCTCTCTCATATGAAGTGCCATAATTATACCTTTTTAATAATTATACATTAAAAAAGGGGGTATGTAAACCCCCTTGATTATTCTAAGCAGTTGCTAGTTCTTTCTGGAACTTAACACCACGATAGGTTTCTTCAACCTTTTGTGTTTTCTGTGCTTTGCGTGTATCAGTGTCATACTTGACACCACGATAAGTGACTTGTGCCATTGGGTTTCTCCAAAGTAGTAGGGGTTTTAATCCGTTCCTTTAGTCAACTTGTGCGTCCCATAAACATCCTTGAGTGCTACCTCTTACCATTTGAACTAATTCAGTTCTATTTTCAGTCGAAGGTGATATCTTAGAGATAATTCCCTTCGCCTCTTCACAAGTTAAAATAGCAGCAATTAAAATGTCCATGAGATGAACGATCCGTTCCGAGTCGGCTTACTTGCGTCCTATGATAGAATTTTCACAGGGCTCTGATACTTTAGTCTTAAGATAGTCAATAAGGTATTCCCTAGAGTCTTTACTAAGATTAGAATCAAAAAGAACTTCCATTCTTGTTTCATTCCACGTTGCACAATCCATATCCCAGTGGGAGTAATTGTGCTCTGTGAGCATTAGTGCCAGCAGTTCTAGTCCTAACATTGGATGAACGTTGTGTTAATACTAACACATGTACTTTATTTAGTCAAGTACTTTTGTATAACGTTATACTATTTTAACATTTCATCCCTAATAATCTTTGCTCTTTCGTTCTCTTCGCACAATTTCTGCATCCATATCCGTTCTTGTAGGGATACTTCACCATCAGTGCTTATCATACGACAACAAATGTCAATCACTTGGTTTTTATAATTTGTACTAAGCACCGTCCAAGTGAATAGGTTATAAAGAATTTTTAACATGTTCTATTGCTGCTGGTAACATAGCATACTCTTGTCTTTGTATTGCTTTCGTTAAAGATGTTATATCATCTTCGGGAAGAATAGGAACCTTTGCTTGAAGAATTATTTCTCCACCATCAAGTTCCTCATTCACATAATGAACAGTGCATCCTGTCTCTTCATCACCAGACTCCATTGCTTGTTCTACTGCATGTAATCCTTTGTACTTGGGGAGTAATGAAGGATGCACATTAATAATAGGTACATGAAAAGCATCAGGATTTTTAATGATTCTCATATATCCTGCAAGAACTATAAGATCAACTTGCCATACCTTAAAGAGTTGAATCATTTTATCTTCCTCTTTAGCATTAATATGGCAATGAGGAATACCAAATTTCTCTGCTCTCTTTACAGCACCACATTTCTTCTTGTCGTGAACCATAATCACAACTTCATCTTTGTTACAGGTTCGGAGTATGTTCTCGAAGTTGGTTCCGTTGCCAGAACACATAACACCTAGTCTCATTCTTGTAGTTCGTCTAAACGATAAGTGTATTCAGGTGCATCATAAGGACCATTAAGTTTCTTTTGATATTCTCTTTCGTCAAGAACTTCATTGATTATCTCTTTGAGTTCTTTCCTAAGTTGAGATTCAATCAAAGGTAATATTGGAGGATTGAATGGTGGGTAGATTGGATTACCATCAGCATCTTTAGGATATACATTATCAGTACATCCCTTTACTGCCTCACCACTCATACCTTGAGTATCAATCTTCTGAGTCATAATGGATTACCATGCTCATCAACTAGTCCAAGTTTCTTTACTTGTCCTAGATTAGATTTCTCAGCTTTCTTAATTTTTTTATATTCTTTAAGAAGCTTGTCTACTGCGTCCTGATTGACGTTTACTTTTAACTCTTGTCCTTTGAAACCCTTTCCTTCTTTCTCAATGTATTCATTGATTCCATTTTGGATTTCACCTTCTATGATGTCGTTTATCTGATCCCTAATTTCATCACTCATCTCTCTTCCTCGGTTTCTTTGTGACTTTCTTTTTAGGTGGAGGTGGATTGTTAGAATTCCATTGCCTTGGGTTTACATTACCCTTAGTCCAAGAAATACCTTGCAACCCTTCCTTATAAGTATCCCAATAGTGATCAAAGATTTCCACTTTACTGTCTGCCATGACAATATCATATGTTATCTTCTCTTCCTTAACATAGGTTACTAGATAAGCACTCTTAGGTAAAGTCTTATCATCTGCCGCAGACTTTTCACACTTTTCATTAATAACTTTCACTTTAACTTCTTCCACCCCACTGAATATCAGGATATGCCTCACTTACAACATCCTTTTCAATCTTATACTTATCAGAAAGATTTTTATCTTTAGCAAGAATAAGAATATTTGCTTCATCTACATGAAGTCCTTCTAACATCTGAATAAAGATTGTTTCTCTACGAATTGTAGAAAGACTATCATTACCACCCTTCACAAAAACATAGAAGTTCTTCCACTCTCTACGCAATGATGAATGATCTGTTCCTAGTGGACTGTCATTTGGTTTATAAGGAACATCGCCTGTAGGAAGAAGAGAAATTACTGACTCATCAAAGTTCCATACAAATAAAGCTTTCAATGCATCATTTTCATATTCTTTAAGAATTTCAACCTTCTTTGCTGTGGTCTTTTGTTGCGATACTAAGTCTAGTATCTCATTCATAAAAGGATTAGGTGGTAACTTTGGCTTTGCTTTCCTAGTCCTCGTCTTCTTCTGTGGTGTCTGTGTCATGGTTGTTTTCAATTCTTAGAGCTAAAATTTCATCGGGAACTAACTGTCCGTTAGCATCAAACATCTCTGGATGTGTGTAGACTACTTGAGGAGTAGTTTCATATGAATGTTGTCTTGCCATCCATCCTATCATACCTCCTACTAATAATGCAAGTATAGACATTACTGTCATAAGTGTCAAGGTTACTACTAATGTTTCTGACATTGCACTGCTCCAGATAGTTTATTTTTTTCTAATGTCCAAGTAAAAATTTAAATGAAAGACAATCTCCCTATTCCAGAGTGCGATTAACTTTCCAAACTTTACTTGAAAGGTTTTGGGTGGGTCTGGTTTTTTCCTCCTATTTCTAAGTAGTAATTCTACACCACGATTGATCTCTGTGGTTTCTTTATTTAGATTTCTTTCTTCTGCCTGGTCTTCGGTCACGTTGATACCTCCATGCGTCTTCAAGAATGCCATACAAATAATTCTTTATCTTTCTTGCTTGTGGTTTAGGTATATGACCATATGCTTCACGTAGTTGCTTATGGTTGTTGTCCTGACCACCCTTAATATACTCTTCTAACTCTAACACCGCTTCACTCAATTCATGTGCCGTAGAACTCTCTACAAGAGCATCTACCTCCCTTTTTTTAGTCTTACGGTGTTTCAAATAATCATAGAACTTCAATTGCATCTTACCCTTAAAAGCTAGTTCAAGGGCATGTTCCAACATGTCGTAAACTGTTTCAAAGTCGTCAACTGTTTTCATCATACTAAGCTGTTTTCTTTTAGATACTTCACTGTGTCGGTGCATCCACCAATATTAGTTGAGTCTATGACCACTTGAGGGAATGTGGATCCTTGGCCAAACTGACCATAGAAACTTTCTTTATCGAAGTGTTCATCAAGTTTATAGACTCGATGACTCAACCCTGCTAATTGTAACACCTGAATGACCTTTTCGCAATAAGGACATCCATCTTTGGAATAAACTGTAAAGTTATTCATTAATTTCTTTTGATTTGTTTTTAATAATGATCCTGTCATTTTTATAATCAGGAACAAATTCTAATA